CTGATAAAGTATTTGGACTTGTCTGCATCCCTGTTTATTCTAAGGTTGGTATTTCTACTGCTAGGAAGGTCGAGGCAGTAGTTGATACTATATTCAACAAAGGTCAAGCAGCAACTTCAGTGGTGACAAGATGAAAACAGATTTACTTCTCAGAATTTACAAGGTGGTTAGGGTGAAACCAAAACCCAAATACCCACCAGTTCGCAAACATTACAACATTCACACATACGGATGAGAGACACAATTTTGTATGGAGATTGTCGTGAGACACTCAAACAATTTGATGAGCAAGCAAGGACTTGTATTACATCCCCACCATACTACGGACTTCGTGATTATGGTGGAGAAGAAAATCAAATTGGTCAGGAGCAAACACCTGATGAATTTATTGACCAATTAATTACAGTATTCAAGGAGGTTCGCAATGTGCTTACAGATGATGGAACTTGTTGGGTTAATCTTGGGGATAGTTACTATAACTACAGACCTGGAAAAGGACAAGGACTACCAAAACAAAGTGTCTCAAATACTAAACAAGACCTACCAGATTTGTGTCCTCGTAGAGGAAATCGAATCGATGGACTCAAAGAAAAAGACCTTATCGGAATCCCATGGCTCTTTGCCTTCGCAATGAGAAACGATGGGTGGTATCTCAGACAAGATATTATATGGCACAAACCTAATCCGATGCCTGAGAGTGTAAAGGATAGATGCACCAAAGCACATGAATACATATTTCTATTCAGTAAGAATAAAAAATACTACTACGATAATGAAGCAATCAAAGAACCCGCAAAAGATTGGGGAACAAGAGACAGAACCAACGGAAAATACCATAACGAAGGAACAGGACTACAACCACATTCGGGTCTTACAAAATCATATCCAACAAAGAATAAACGATCTGTCTGGTCAGTGACCAATAAACCATATCGTGAAGCACATTTTGCTACTTATCCACCAGATTTGATTGAACCATGTATAAAAGCAGGGAGTCAAATGGGTGATTTGATACTTGACCCCTTTATAGGATCAGGAACAACGGCAGCAGTCGCAAAGTCACTGGGTCGAGACTACATTGGTTGTGAACTACATGAAGATTATGGTACACTAATTGAGAAAAGAATACAAGATTATGTGCCAGTTAACAAAGTGGAACAAAAACCTTGCATTAATATACTAGATATTATATAATAAAAGAGTAATTAAAGGAGTAACATGATTGAAGGATTCGTTTTGAGTATTGCACTTGTAAGTTTCAGTATTTTTTCGGCGATGGCAATCATCAATTTTGCTGCAAAAGGAGGTAAATTTTAATGAGAGTCAAAGTTAAATTATTTGTTGCAGGTCAAGTATTTTCCGAGAGTGTAAATGCTCGCAACTATGATGAAGCAAGACAAGTCGCACTGGCAAGAAATCCAAATGCGAGAGTGATTGGAGTCAATGCGGAGTTCTAACTACCAGAAATTCTATCCTACCACATTTCCCACTTTACTTGACCCATCAGTGGGTCAACCAAGTGGATATGTAACAAAGGATGGAATGTGGGCGGCAGTGCCATCAAATGGTAAAAAGTTTGCCATTGTTCATAATGGTATCGTAGAATACTATGCACGAAATTTTGAAAGTGCAATGTCCTATATAAAAAAAGGTATTCAAAAAGAAAAGAAAAATGCACGATCAAAACCAAGCAGATAAATGGGATAGAGGTAAAACTCTTTTACTAGAATCCTTATATAAACCCGATACAAAACTTCGTGGTTGTGCATATAATCAAGGTTGTTATGATGAAATGTTAGAACTTCGTGATGAAGTTATTGACTATGTAAGAGGATTAAGTAATCCACACAGCAAACCACTATCAAAATGGAGATAAATGGAAGTTACACAAAATGAAAACGGATCATTCACTGTAGAATGGGATAAAAAAGATCCTGATTGGAAGTTTTTAAACCAATTGACATCTGAACAGATTAGTAGTATGATACAGGAAGTAGTCAAACTTGACCAAAATGAACGAAGATAAAAACTATTTTTTGGAACAATTAGAGGTGTGGGTGGAAGCAGCACTAGATAGTGAGGCGACACCCGAAGAAATCTATAATTGTATCCGATCAGCAATTGCAAGTAAGATAACACACCATTCAATATATCTCAAACAGTCTAAAGAATTGTTATCATTATTGAGTGGTAAACCCAATTCACACATCAAACTTAGGTTAATCAAAACAGATAAACCTAAATAATTATATAATCAGGAGGGCAAAATGAAAACTATTGAAGATCACATTCAACACGACAAGGAGATTCTTGCCGATCCAAAAACTTCAGAACCAATGCGTCATCACATTGAAGATGAACTGCATGACTTAGAGGAGTATGTAGATCACCACAAAGCAGAGATTGAAGCAGGAGATCATCATGACCCTAATGTATTAGAGGTATTTTGTGATGTCCACCCAGACGAACCAGAGTGTCTCATGTATGACGATTAAATAAGTGTCACACACCCCCTTCACAGGGGGTATTTTTTTGGTATTATATTAATAGGGAAACAAAACTGCAACCCTCAACCGAACATTGCATCAGCATCTAGTTCAACCGAGAACAGTTTTTGTTTCTCGCACCCTATTATCCCCTGATTCTCATGGCAAGACTTTCTACAGGACAAATGCAAGAAGAGACACAAGAACTTCTTGATGAGTATAATGAACTCTACAACTGGGAGTACAACGATATGTGCGACTTCATTGAGAGTTATGGAGAGGAGGATTTTAGAAACAACTATGAAACATATCAGAGACTTGTTGATGACTATGGACAGGAAGTAGTCAATGAGTTTATGGAAGATTACGATCTTGAGAATTTCGAAGATATGTATCAAGGTCAAT